GCCTAGCGTTACGGCTCAAGCCTTTCCAATTCTGGAATACATGGATACGGTACAAGCCAAGCGTACAGGCGTATCTGACGCGCAACAAGGCTTAAATCCTGACATTCTGAGTAATGTAACGGCTGCTGCGGTAGCTGCAATGACACAAGCCAGCACTGGCAAGCTAGAGTTGATTGCTCGTATCTTTGCTGAGACAGGTGTTAAATCGCTGTTCCAAGGGATTCTAGGGCTGGTTGGTAAGTATCAAGACAAGCCACGGATGCTGCGTATTGCTGGCAAGTATGTGCCGTTTGACCCGCGTAGTTGGGCTAACCAGTTTGACGTATCTATTAATGTTGGCCTTGGCTCCGGTAATCGTGAGCAGCAATTGGCTATGTTGCAGATGGTGCTACAAAAGCAAGAGCAGGTATTGCAACAGTATGGCCCAGGCAATCCATTGGTGACGGTTGGTCAGTACCGCAACACGCTGGCTAAGTTCATTGAGGCTGCTGGCTTCAAGGATGCTGACCAGTTCATGAACCAGATTACGCCGGAAGTCGAGGCACAATTGGCTGCACCTAAACCACCACTACCTGATTCGCAAGCTGAATTCGCTAAGATGATGGCACAGGTCGAGCAGGAAAAGGCACAGGTAGCCCGTGAGAAAACGCAGGCAATGTCGCAGATTGATGCGGCTAAGTTGCAGCTAGACCGTCAAAACCTTGAGGCCAGCTATGCTCAGAAGGGCGTTGAGATGGCTATGAAGAACCAGAAAGACCAGCAAGAATTGAAGCTGAAAGAGGCTGAGTTAGCTGTTAAGCAACTGCAAGCTATCTTGGCTATGGACATTGCTGACGAAGATAGCCGTACACGACAGGCTGACATTGTTCTTAAAGCAATTAAAGAGATTGGAAACATTACACGATGAACAAAGCAGATTGGGCTAATAACCTGACACTTGATCCTAACTGGCAAGAGCTTATATCAGAACTGAGATCAACAGAGTTAGCTAAGTTTACTAATAGCGATTATCTTGATGTAGAGGCCAGAGAACAGGCTTACATTCGATTGAGAACGATAGAGAGTATTACCGACCACTTGGAAGGCTTGAAGGCTCAGAAAGCTATTGACAAGAAGCGTTGGAAGATTTTGTAGTCTGTCATGGCAGTTCCATGTAAAATTAAGGAAATAACAACATGAGCGAAACGACTAGCGCGACACCGGAATCCGGTAGCGGAGAGTTGACAGTAAACGATGCGGCTAACGCTTTCATGGGTTTAATGGGTAGTGACGAAGGCTCCGACGAAGGACAACCAGAAGCACAGGCTCAATCCGATGAAGACGAAGGCGAAGAACCAGAGGAAGAATCTAGCGATGATTCTGAAGGTGAAGAACAAGAAGATAGCGAACAAGAAGAACAGGAACGTACCTACCGCGTGAAGGCTGCGGGTGAAGAAAAGGACGTTACCCTTGACGAGCTTGTTAAGAATTATCAACTTGGCGCTGACTATACGAAAAAATCGCAAGCTGTAGCTGAAGATCGTAAGGCTATTCAGGCCGAATACCATGCGATTCAAGAGGCGAAGCAACTGAGAGATCAGTATGCACAGCAACTTCAGGTGATTGAGCAGATGCTTTCACGTGGAGAAGAACCAGAGAATCTTGACTACTTAAAGGAAACCGATCCAATTGGTTACGCCGTTAGGGTAGCGGAACTCTCACAGAAGGAGAAACAACTTTCTCAAGTACGCGCTCAACAGAATCAAATTAGAGCGCAACAAGAGCAAGACAGGCAGCAGTGGATGTCTAATCTAGTCCGGCAAGAATCGGAAAAGTTAGCAACTGCGCTACCTGACTATGTTGATCCTGAAAAGGGTGAGTCACTGAGAAAGTCAGTGCGCTCATACGGTAAAGAGTTAGGGTTTTCAGATGAGGAATTGGCAAGCGTTGTTGATTCTCGTCACGTTATTACGTTATATAAGGCTATGCAGTACGACAAGCTACAAGCGTCGAAGCCTGGTATCAATAAGAAACTAGCTGAAGCCCCGAAAGTTATGAGGTCGGGAGTCTCGCAGTCTCGAGATACCAATAACGAGCAGTACAAGAAACAGAAGGCTAAAGCAAGGTCTACCGGAAGGGTAGCTGACGCTGCGGCACTATTTGAACGGTTTATTTAAAGGAAATTATCATGCCTACATATCAAACATTTACCGCTATCGGTATGCGCGAAGACTTGTCCGACATCATCTATAACATCTCGCCTACTGAGACTCCAATCATGTCGTCGATTGGTCGCACTAAAGCTACCGCTGTTTATCATGAGTGGCAGACTGACTCGCTGGCTGCTGCTACCACTGCTAACGCAGCAATTGAGGGTGCAGATGCTACGTCAATTACTGCAAGCCCTACGACTCGCGTCGGTAACTATACGCAGATCGTACAAAAGACTGTTCAAGTTTCTGGCACTCTGGAGACTGTGAACAAAGCAGGTCGTAAGTCTGAGAAGGCTTATCAACTGTCGAAGGCTTCGCAAGAACTGAAACGTGATCTGGAAACCATCATCACTGCTAACCAAGGCAAGTCGGCTGGTACGTCTACGGTTGCTCGCACTATGGGTTCGCTGCTGTCGTGGATCAAGACTAATACGTCTAAAGGTACAGGCGGTTCCGATCCTACTACTTCCGGCACTTCGACCCGTACCGATGGCACGCAGCGTACTGCTACCGAAGCATTGATGAAAACTGTCATTGCTTCAATCTTTGACCAAGGCGGCAATCCTAAAGCTGTGTTTGTTGGTTCGGCTGGTAAGCAGAAGATGTCTGGTTTTGCTGGTATCGCTGTCAACCGTTATCAGATCACTAAGCCTGAAGCTGGCGTGATTATTGGTGCTGCTGACATTTATCAGTCGGACTTTGGTCAACTGTCTATCGTGCCTGACCGTTTCATGCGTACCCGCGATATGCTGATCCTTGATCCTGAGTACGCTGCTATGGCTTTCCTGCGCCCATTCATGACTAATGAGTTGGCTAAAGCTGGCGATAGCGACAAGACTCAGATTCTTGCTGAAGTCACGCTGGAAGTGAAGAACGAAGCAGCTCACGGTGGTGCTTACGACTTCGACTTTGCACTGTAATGAAACTAGCCCCTGACTTCGGTTGGGGGCTTTTTATAAAGACCAATGACAAACTTTAGAGAGCAAAAAGTTCATGCGGATGGTGATGGCGGTATTATCATCGAGACTAACCAAGACATTACAGACATTCTTGCTAGGAACAAGGTACTCCAAGAGGTAGATAAAGCTAGGACAGGCGACACAGATGACTTGCATTTGATTGGTTCCGTACCGTTTACAGCGATTGATAAGTTAAACGAGATGGGAATTATGCGAGGATTTGCGATTGTGGATGATAAAGCATTTAGACGTTGGCTTAATCATCCTGACCAAGCTGGTTTAAAAATCTACAGGGGAACCGTATGAGAGTTGGCGTTTGTGTACCATGTCGTGATGAGGTTCATACTGGGTTTGCATTTGATTTTGCCCGTATGTGCGCCCATGATGCTTCAGTTAGGTGCAAGGACGGTAAGGGCGGTTTAAGCCTTTATACGATGCCTGGCACGTTGATATTCGACCAGCGTGAGAAGTTAGCGCAGGTGGCTTTAAAAGAGGGCTGTGACGCTGTTTTGTTTATTGATAGCGACATGAGGTTCCCACATGATTTGATTACGATTATGTTGAGCCGTGAGGTTGATATAGTTGGTGTTAACGCAGTGACAAGACGTAGACCATCATTTCCTACCGCTAAGTTATTGGTTAAGAGTGAGGATGAAAAGGGTATTCGGCATCATTGGTCTAATGTTGATTCACGCGGCAAAGAAGGTATTGAGGTTGTTACTGCTGTTGGATTTGGTGCGGTACTGATCCGTAAGAAAGTATTTGAGACACTATCTGCTCCGTGGTTTGATGCAGGTTGGGGGCCAACAGGTGTAGTGGGTGAAGATGTGTTCTTCTGTGTAAAGGCTGGCGATGCAGGTATTGATACCTATGTCGATCATGAGCTTTCAATGCACATTAAGCACGTTGGAACGCATGAATACAGTTGGGATGATGTAGATGATAAAGCCTTGAGGGGCGATAATGGCACTGACTAGCTACTCTGACTTAACTAGCACCATCTCCAGCTATCTAGCTCGTAGTGACTTAGATAGCATTATTCCCACGTTTGTAGCACTTGCAGAGCAACGTTTGCGTAGAGAATTGCGTATTCGTCAGATGCTGGTGGTTGCCCAGGCTACTACTACAGGTGGGGATTCTACTGTTGGCTTGCCTAGTGATTACCTAGAGATGCGCGACATTCACATTGTTGGCAATCCTAATGGTGTCCTTGTCTACGATACGCCTAACCTGTTTTATAAAAAGACTCTCTCAACAGAATCAGGCCAGCCTAAACGCTACACTGTGTTAGCTGCTGAGTTGCAACTAGGGCCAGTGCCTGACGGTGCTTATCTCCTGCAAATGCTGTACTACTCGCAACCAGCCTTTCTAAGCTCAACTAACGCAAGCAATACATTCTTGGCTTACTGCCCTGATGCGTTGCTTTACGCTGCATTAGGTGAGGCTGAACCGTATTTGATGAATGATGCAAGGTTGCAAACTTGGGGTGCTTTGTACGAGAGAGCTATTGCAGCTATTAACGTCGCAGATGATTCTGGCGAATACAGCGGACAACCAATGTCCATGTCTTTTAATTAAGGAAATATTATGGCTGAAATGTCTAACTACCTAGAGAACGCATTAATCAATGTGACTCTACGTGCAACTTCTTACACGGCTCCTGCGGCTGTATACGTCGGTTTGTATACTACTGATCCTACTGACGCTAATTCAGGCACAGAAGTTTCTGGCGGCTCCTATGCTCGTACTGCTGTGACGATGGGTGCGCCTAGTGATGGCGTGTCTACGAATAGCGGTGCTGTGACGTTTCCTACTGCTACAGGCACATGGGGAACTGTAGGCTGGATTGGTATTCTTGATGCTTCTACTAGCGGTAATTTGCTTTACCATACGCCACTAGATGCGTCTAAATCGATTACTGCTGGCGATATTTTTACGATTGCGATTGGTAATCTGTCAGTTACTTTGGGGTAAATTATGGCTCTGGTTA